ATCGGGAAACGCACAACAATCAATGCTTCGGGAATTACATTAGATAATTATTCACCAAAAGGTGGAGGTGGATTAGATCACGGCGGGCCAAATACAGATTTTACCCTAAACAATTTTAGTCCAGAGGCAAATCTTAAAGATTCTGCATTGCGATTTAATAATGGGGACAGTATTTTCAATGCTTCTACAGGAATGAATTTAGCAGTGCTTCCACTTATTGCTACTGGTACACATCCTCACAACGGTGGAGGATGCAGACTTTATCGTAAAGTTAGCACTAACATTAAGGACATAAGTAATAATCCTTTGCAAAATGTTAAAACATTCCTGCCAAGCTATAATGATAACAATAGAGTCAATTTGGCATCTAACTTTGGATCAGGATGGGATTTTACGGCAGTATCCGATACAACATTAACAACGGCAGCTAATGGCAAATCATCAACTCACAATCAAATTCTTAAGGTATGGTATTTACTTACAACCGATGGCAATGATTTAGAGGTTATACGATTTGATAAAAATGCAGACGATGGTGGAATTTTTACCGCATCTAGTTACAAATACGGCTACTTAATACAATCAAATGATTACAATTTGAACGGATTAGAAGATTTAGAGTTAAATATATCTTTATTGCCAGACGCTAATATCACAGAGTCAAACAAAGCGATTGTCGATGCGTACACGGAAATTGATACGCCTGAAAAATTTTATGACCGAGCAGCTTCACACTTAGAAGATAATTTAGGGACTTACCTTGATTTTATTGTAACTCGTTCAGGTAATCAAATAGAACTAACTAACAAGACACTTGTAATAGACGCTACTGCTAGCTCAGTGTTCGCTTACTCAGATCCTCAAGTAACAATAAAAGCCTCAACGTATACAGGAGGAGCAACAGCTACAACAGGATCTGTAACAACACAAAATGGTACATTATTAAGTGGAGGGACTTTTGATTGTGACGTAAATTACCAGAGTGGATCAGGGACAACACTAACGAATGTTACTGTAAATGGTGTTTTGGACTTTGATACAGCAGGAACTTATACACTTGATGGGTGTACAATAAGCGAAGTAACAAACTCAAGCGGTGGAGCTATCACATTAAGTTTAACTAACGGAACAACTGTCACAACCAACACAGGGCCAAATATAACCTTAGAGCAATCAGTTAATATTACTGCACCTAACATTATAGACGGTTCAAGAGTCCAAGTATATAACGTTACTAAAGCTGCGGAGCTGGACAACAGCGTTGTTTCTGGCGGTTCAGGGTACTCAACATCCGTTAACTTGCTGAGTGCTTCTGTCGATGACGGTGATACTATTAGACTACGTGCAACATATACGTCAGGGACGAGCGCAAAAAGTGAAGCTTTGGCAACTGGTATAATAGGTATTACAGGTTTATCTTTCTTGACTACTCAAGACGATGATACAGCTTATAATACTCTAGCCCTAGACGGTTCTACTATTACTAAATTTACAGCTGATTATATTAACGATGAAGTAGATATTTCAGTGGCTAGCGACTTTACCTTAGCGGAGTTTTACGCTTGGTGGGCGTATAACCTAACTACTAACCAAGGGGTAGCAGAATTTTTTGGCGGTGTAACGGCAGTGGATGAAGCAAATTTTAAAATTAATAACACTGTTGTAAATATATATTTAGATAATGCAACCGCTACTAATATTTCACAAACCGACAATCGTAGATTATATAGAGCAGATGGAGCACGCCCTGTAGTTAGTTCAACTAGCGGAGGAGGCGGAATAGATGTAGAGTGGAGGTCTCCGGTTACTATAGCATCAAGCGAAACTATACAAACGAATCTAACAAGCATCTTGGCCGATACAGATGAATTACAGCAAAATCAAGGCGATTGGCTTACTGCAACGGGTTTCAGCACATTTAACAACGCAACTGACCAAGTTATTGTTGCAACCAATAACGACAAAGCAGGTTACTTTATATCCGGCACAAAAACAACTATTGATGATTTAAATGATCCAACTGTGCAAAATATCGTGAATAGTGTTTGGGATGAAGTACTCACGGGGGCCACTCACAACAACCCCACAAGTGCGGGACGCAGATTGAGACAAGCAAGCGCGTGGCTATCTACTGAAGGTAATCTTACAGGTGCACCCACAACAAGCACATTGCCTACAGACTTAACAGAAACGAATACTAGTTTTTATGCAGACCAGACTATCGTTATTGTAAGCGGTAGCCAAGCAGGTCAAGCAAGGATAATCACTAATTACGATGGCGCAACCAAAACAATCACTTTAGATGAACCTTTTACATATGCACCAAGTGCGGGAGATGAATTTGCCATCTTTGCCAATCATGTACACCCAATTTCTCAAATACAAGAAGGCTTGGACACTTTAACCAATGTAAAACCAAGTATAGGAATTTAAAACTATGTCTACTAAAGTATGGGTCGGCACCATTTAAGTTTTATTATTCGGGACGATTTAACGGGCTTAGATGCCTTAGACGCAATCGCGTACGGTGTAGAATTTTAGTGAACCTACTGTGCGTGAGAACTACCTTAGCTTTGTGCTAAATTAAAGTAAAGAATAGGAGAAATTTATGTCAGATGAAATGACGTATAGATTTTTAGAGAGGGAAGTAGAGAGTATTTCTCCTCAAAGCCCTTCTACCCTGAATACAGAGAGTAGAAGTGTTAATATCATTATAAGTACAGACAATCCCGTTGTCGAGTACGATGCAAGGACAGATGATTACTGGCCTACTGTATTACTCCCTGAAAGCATTAGACAACCTAAAAACAAACAAGTCCCACTACTAGACTGCCACAGTCGCAACTCTACATCCGACCAAATCGGATCTGTAAGAGGAATGAAAGTAGAAGGTTCTTCTTTTGTAGGTGATGCCTTTTTCGCGGATGACGAAAAATCAAACAGAGTATTTAAACTAGTTAAAGGTGGACACCTTACAGACTATTCAATCGGATTTAGAGGCCATGAATGGGAATACCTGGATGAAGGAGAAACAAAAGAATTTCACGGCAGGACTTACGAGGGTCCATTAAAGGTCGTAACAAGATCTAGCATACAAGAAGTTAGCTCATGTCCTATCGGAGCAGACGACAATGCTAAAAACAGAAGCAAACAAGAAAAAACAGAGGAAAGACAAGTTATGTCGAAATCTGAAGAAAAGAAAGTGGAAGCTCCGGTAGAAGCTCCAGCCGAAACTCGCAAGGCTGAGACAGTGGATGTCGATTCTATACGTGCTGAAGCTATTAAAGCAGAAAAGACTCGCGCAAGCGAAGTCATCGCTCTTTGTGATGAACTAAACATGGATGAAAATTTCCGTGCAGAAGTTAAAGACCTCAAAGTAGAGGAAGCTAAAGAAAGAGCTCTTAAAGTAATTGCGGATAAAATTAAGGACAAAAATGTGAATAACAAAGCTGAAGAAACCAGCGGTCGTGTTCAGGTAGTTAAGACTGCTGAAGACAAGTTCCGTGAAGGTGCAGCTGATGCCCTAATGCTAAGAACTGTCGGTCTAGGTGACGATGTTTCTCAGGAAAGAAAGCAGATAGCTAATGAATTAGCTGGACTATCTATGATGGAAATGTGTCGTGAGTTTAATGCTCAGAACGGCCAGTCTCGTTACGGTAATGCTAGAGAAGTTGTTGGTCGTGCTCTAAGTACTTCTGATTTCCCTAATCTTTTAGGTGCACTAGCTAACAAACAACTACTTGAATCTTTCGACAGACAGGACGAGACTTATTCTCGATGGGCTGACACTTCAGGTAACTTGAGAAACTTCCAGATTCACAACAAAGTCAGAGCTGGCGAAATCGGTGATCTAACTCAGATCGTTGAAGGCGAAGCAATTCGTTACCAGGGTCGTACAGAACAGAAAGAAACTGTCCAGTTGAGTACCTATGCTGAGGGTTATAAACTAACTCGCCAGGCTATTATCAATGACGACCTTTCTGAACTTTCAGACGCTATGGAAGGCTTTGGAGAAGCTGTTGCCAGACTATACGGTGATACTGCTTACTCTATCCTTACTACTAACGGTAACATGGGTGACGGAAATCCATTGTTTGATGCAGCTCACGCTAACTTAGGTACTCAGGGTGTTATCTCTGAAACTACTATCGGTGAAGCTATCAAGCTTATGAAGCTACAGAAAGACATTGGTGATAAGCGTAGACTTAACATCCAGCCTAAGTATCTACTTAGTGCAGTTAAAAACGAGTCTGCTTCTGAAGTATTCTTCAACTCACAGATGTTTGCTGGTGCAGATTCTGATACTACTCGTACTAACATTTACGCTGGTCGTTTCGAAAGAATCTACGAACCACGCCTAGATGACTACGATTCTGGGGATCCTTGGTTCCTATTAGGTCCTAAAGGTAAGACTGTAAAACTATTCTTCCTTGACGGCAACATGAGTCCGTTCATGGAAAGAGAAAAAGACTTCGATACTGACTGTGTCAAGTGGAAAGTTCGTGCCGATATTGGTGCTATGGCTGTACGCTGGAACGGTATGGTTAAGAACACAGGAGCATAAGGAATAGATTATGACTAACTATGACGCAATAGACAACAACATCGCTCTGGACCTAGGTGCAACTGTATCAGCAGGTGTAGCTTCCCGTGTAGGTGTTATCAACTGTGTACCAATCACAGATGCCGTTAGTGGAACTGCAGTAGCCTGTTATATCAAGGGTGTTATCACTCATGATGTAGTAGGAGCAGATGACATGGGTAATGCAGCTATCACTGCAGGAGATAAAATATACCTAGATTCAGGTGTACTAAATGTAGATGCAGCCAATGGTGATGCCTGGGGCGTAGCCCTAGAAGACGTCTCTTCTGGAGCCACTACTAATATCCGTGTACTAATCGGACAGTACTAAAAAAGGTCGGTCATGGCAGATCTAACTAGATATACATTTAATAGAAAATTTGTCGTGACCGGCACGTACACCCCCTACGGGGGGTCTGCTGTACCTGATATAGATGCAGTTTTTTCAAAAGGTGCCAACCCTGGCAGAGAGTCAGGGAAGGGCCTTACAGTTAACATAAGACATGTAGAATCAAACTGGACAAGATTACTTCTCAAACAATCTCAAGTAGCCGTAGAACCCCTAGTACACTCCACATACAATGACGGCACATATACTTGGGAAATCTTATCAGCAGAAGACACAGGCGCAGGTGCCTGGAGGTGCGAAGCTAAAAGAGAAGACACAGTAAGACCTAGAGGAAGAGGTCGTAGATAATGGCTAAAAGGAGAAGAAGATTTGGTTCTGGTGCAGTAAAACCAGGAACTACCGGGATCGTCATAGAAGACGAAGTTACTCCATTTGCTATAATCGCAGCTACCAATTTTAAAAGAGAATACGACAGAGCCATAAGACATGTTGGTTTTGAAGTACATGACAGAGCTAAAAGATACCTTAGAAACTCTGAACACAGAAAACCACTATCAGCAATACAGGAAGACAGAACTATAGATAGAGCTGAATCTAAAGGTCGTAGACTCAGAAAAAAGAACTACGCAGGTGATTTAAACAGAGACGGTAAATCCATCGAAAGAGCCATACACTTCGAACATAAGAAGGGTTCATTAACTGCTATAGTAGGTTTTTCATCTAATGATGCTAGGAAAAGATCAGGTAAATACTTCCAGGAAGGGAGAAACAAAACAGTAACAATGGCTATGAAACAACATTTCTTCGCTTTAGCTGAAAATGCAAGAGGGAGAAATAGGGCTAGACTGTTGGCTATGGCTTCGATGCCAGAGGGTTCCATAATAAGAGTCCCAGCAAGACCTATATTCGACCCTGTAAACAGATTAATGGCTAGAAGTATTCCTAGGCTTTTAGAAAAACGAATGGAAAGAAATTTAGGTCTATTAGAAGACCAGGCATACCAAGCAATCCTATTTAATGAAGTAGGAGTTAACGACAATATCAGAGCGGCTCGTAGAGAAGCCCGGAGAGATAGAAGAAGGCAGGCAGGGTAATGGCAGTAGACTTTATAACAATGACACAAATCGTAGATCATATCTACGGGATTTTATCAGCAAGTACCGACATAAGCGATTTTTTAACTGTAGATAACAGTTACGGTTCTTTGACTGTATACGATAACCCTAATGGGTTTAGTCCTCCTTCCGAGGCTGAAGCTCCCTTTATTTCAATTTACAGAGATAAGTGCACTCAAGGCGAACGTGTCAACGAGTGGATTTACAAAGTAGAATTGGAGATAGGACTAAAGGATAGTGCCACTAACACAGTTGGTGACAAAGTAGAGCAAACAGGCCTTAGGAAGGTGGAAGAGTTTGGCAACCTAGTGTATGCTGAATTAAGAGACAACATGAACTGTAATATAGAAGTTAGTGTAGCAGATATTGAGTGGGACGAAACCAGTCATCCTCTCTACTTAGCTTATTACGGTTTAATAATAAGGGTACCGCAAGTTATCGGTGCTCAAATTAACTTATAACGACAAGGAGTTATTATGGCTTCATGCGCAGGTCAACAACGGGGTAGTGAAGTACCGATAGGTATCGACTTTGAGACTACTTATGGTTCAGATCCTGGGTCTCCAGCGTTAGTTCAGGTTCCATACATTAGTGAATCAATAACTGCCAACAGAGCCCAGAACGAGGACGACAGTATTGACGGACGTAGAGACCCTAAGAGACCCTCTCAGGGGAACACAGATGTTTCAGGTAATATTGTAGTTCCTGTAGATAAGAACTATTTCCCTTACTGGCTTAAGGCTATGTTCGGGGCACCTACTACTACTGGTGCAGGACCTTATACACATGAGTACAAAGTGGACAACACAAACTGTCAGCCATCTTTTCTTTTACAGAAAGATTTCGCAGATATTCCACAGTTCTTCAAGTATAATGGACTGAAAATCAATAGTATGGCATTTGCTTTTGAGGGTGACGGTCTTCTACAATGCACTATCGATGTGGTAGGGGCTTCCCTTACTGAATCTGGTACTGACTACGATGCTACACCAACTACGCACAACTACCAGAGATATAGATTTTTGGATCTTACTCTAAACGAAGGTGGTTCAGCTTCGACTGAATTTACTCAATTATCATTTAATATTGGATCTAACCTACAGACTGATGTATACCCAATCGGAGGTGGAGGTAATCGTACTGCTCTTCCTGAAGGTAAATATTCTATAGGCGGTAATGGTCGTGTATTGTTTGACAATATGAACCTTTATAATAAAGCATTAAATGCTACAGAAAGCTCTATCGAAGTTATCGGTACTAGCGGAACAGACTCTTTAACAATCGACTTCAACGAAGTCGAGTACGGTCTGAACTCCCCACAAGTCACTGGTAGTGAGGGTGTTTTCTTAGATCTTGATTTCCAAGCTTACTTCGATGACCATGCAGATGACTCAAGTATAGTCATAACTGTAGTTAACGACATCGCAAGCTACGCTTAAATCTCCCTCCATAGTAGCAAGAGAGTCCCCTATTTGGGGACTTTTTTATAGCATAGTCCTTTCTTCTACTTTATCCCAGACCTTCCTATAGACCTTCCTATAGACCTCATCTTTTATATTTTTCATAGCATAATCCTTTCTGTTACTTCTCTACGGACCTTATTATAGACCTTCCAAAGGACCTTCTTATCGACCTCAATCCAGAACTTACTATCGACCTTACTATCGACCTTACTATCGACCTTACTACAGACCTTATTACAGACCTCACTAGCGACCTCACTACAGACCTTATCTTTTATATTTTTCATTTACTTACTCCTTTAAATTTAAGTAACCCTACACCCTCTTTTTGCGTATGTCAAACTGTGGGTGGAACTACCTCATAAAAAAGTGTAAATTTATTCAGCTAACTAAAGGAGCTACTATGGAAAAGCTAAAGAATAAGGTCAGAGCACTGACAACGATTGAAAGAAGAAACCTACTAAATGACGGTATTTCGATACTAAACCTGAAAAATGAACAGCAAGACGAAGCTGTACTAAAAATACTATCATTGGTATTTACTGATGAAGACCTGGCTACAGTCAAGTCTTTTGATGAAGAGAACGAACTGGTAAATGCTATCGTAGATAAAACCTACGGTATTGGAGAAGCTGACTCAAAAAACTAGATAACCTCTTCTCCTGGTACAGCAATAGTAAAGACAAGATAGATACTTGTAAACTTTGCCAAAGACGGAAGAAGAGTAAAAAGAAAAGAAAAACAGCATGGGTTTGTGGAGGGGAAATACTTTGTGTCGGAAGCCCTCCCCCACCCACAGTAGGTAATTTCGAGGTCGGAGAGTTTTGGACAGATATCTTTATGCAGCAGAAGCCTTCTTTTGAAGGTTATGGAGGAGTTGATTATATAGGAGTTAGGGAAATCCTCAGAATAAGGGGAGTAGAACTGACAGAAGAGATTTATAATAGGATAAGGTATGTAGAAGATCTTTACAGGTCTGAAGCAAACAAGGTAGCAGAAGATGGCAGTTAATACCCGGATAATTATTTCAGGACAAGATAGAGGAGCCAGTAGGGCTTTTAGGAACCTAGGCAAGAATGCCACAAGATCCCAGCGTCAAGTCTTCGGAGTAAATTCAGCTCTAAAACAAACCGATAAGTCGGTCATGGGCCTAAACACCAACCTAACTAGATTAGCTGGTGCAGGAGGAGGTCTTCTACTATTAAGTAGTGCTATAGGCGCACTTAAACAATCCCTAGCTATTAAAATAGATTTCGACAGAATTAACAACACACTTAAAGCAGTTACTGGCACCTCTAAAGGTGCTAAAGAAGAAATGGGCTTCTTAGCAGATGAAGCAAACAGGTTAGGTTTGGAACTACGGCCTTTGGCCGGTACGTACACTCGCCTACTAGCGAGTACTAAACTTATCGGATTATCTACAGAACAAACAAGAGAAGTATTCACTGGTTTCTCAGAGGCTTTAACCACTTTTGGATCTAGTAGGCAGCAGTCTATCAGGGTCTTTGCTGCACTTGAGCAGATCGCAGCTAAAGGAGTGGTTAGTATGGAAGAATTGAGGCAGCAATTAGGGGAAGCCCTACCCGGTGCATTTGTACTAGGTGCGAGAGCTATGGGTAAAACCCAGGAAGAATTCGCTAAATTAGTAGCACAAGGTAAAGTCCTGTCAAAAGATTTCCTATTACCATTTACTAGAGAAGTTCGTGAAAGTTTAGGTAAGGGTGCTGTAAGTGGTGCTCAGTTACTTAATAGAGAACTAGATAGATTGACTAACACCGGAGAGTCTTTATTTTTAGCTTTTGCAGAGGGTGAAGGAGGGGTAGGTGGTTTTGCCTCTGGATTCTCTGAGGCTTTAAAATCATTTAGAAAAGAACTAGGAGATGGTAGTTTAAAGCAGACTGTAGCTGAACTAGGTTCAGTAGCGGGTGAGGCATTTGCCAATATAGCTAAATTCGCAACAACCACAGCAAAAGCTATTGACAGTGTAACAAGCTCTATAGGGAGTCTAACACCGGCTATTTTAGCTTTAGGTGTAGGTCTTTTAAGAATGAAAAAAACTGGCGGTATAGTCGGTGCAGTTACGGGAGCAGGAGGTATATCTACTGCAGGAGGTACTCAAACAAGAAGATCTACAGGATTTAATACACTACGCAACAGTATAGCAAATAACACAGCTATGGGAGGTAGGGGCGGAAGTTTCTATAGACAAGCTAGTACAGGTATTTTTAAAGTAGCAGAAAGAATAGCTACAAGGCCAATAAAAGAGACTACCAAGATATTTACATCTAGCTTAAAAATAGCTGGAAAGGGTATCAGAAGTGTAGGTAGATCTTTCTCTAACTTGGCGGGAGGTCCCGTACAGGCTCTTATAATTGGTCTAACTGCAGCTACAGCAGTAGCTTTAAAATTCCAGGCAGCAGAGAAACAGAGACAGCAAGCAGAGGCCCAGGGAGATAGATCTGAAGCCCAGACTAGGGCTTTTAACCGTAGAAGAGAAATAAACGAAAGAAGAGAAGTACTAAACTCACTTGGCGGTAGAGATATAGATTTAGATATACGTTCAGACATTAAAAGATTCGAACAAGAGATAGAAAACTCAAGAGCAAACTTCCTGAAGTTTGGGGAAGGTGCTGTAGGTGACGTAGAGAATATCTTTAGGGAAGCGATAGTAAAATTAAGAACAGAACTGACTGGGAGACAACTAGACAAGGCACCTAAAACTCAAGAAGAAGCACTTAGAAATATTTTCGGAAGAGACGACCTAAAGCCATTAAAAGACCAGGAACAAGTATCCTCTGCTTTTAGAAAAACGAGTAAGAGCTTCCTAGACAACCTAGATAAAGAGAGAGTTAATAATGAGTTTATAGATAAACTTAAAAAAGACCAAGTCAGTGCTTTAGAAAAGTACAACAGTATAATAAACAAAGCTACAGAAAGCGGACTATCTATAGATGAAACACTAAAAAGTAAAGCCGTATCTCTAGCCTCTCAACAGATAGGTAAAGGTGGCGAAACTACTTCTTTTGCACCTATACAGGCACTTAACGCACTTCAAGGAGCCAGAGCAAAAGCATTACAGTCTGGTATAACTACACCTGGTAAGTCAAGAGAACAGAGAGAAAAAGAATTACTGAAACTCATTAAAGACCAGAGCAAACAAGATAAAGAGAACCAAAAAATATGGAAAGACATGGGTGAAGGTATAGAAGGAATCAATCAAAGTACGAAAGACTTCATTAACATGACGAGTATAGCATAATGGCAAAACCAATCATAAACACTATAGAGATTTTAGACGAACGTACTGACCTGGACAGTAGACTCACTAGGCAATATAAAATAGTAGGTACAGATCTAAATGTAGAGAACGTTAAAACAGCTTACACAGCAGACGGAACCCAGAGACTCCCACAGAAGGGTGAGAAAAACCCTTACCAATCCGCAAATAAAGCTACAGTGGTATCTAAAGTTACGGTATCTCAGTCAGGTACAGAAGAGGGAGGAGCTGCAGCCACATTTAGGGTTACAGTAAACTATGCTCCACAGGATGAGGCAAGTGCCAGCAATAGAGACCCGGAAAACCCAGATAACTTCAGGTTCCCTTGGGATAAGCCAGCTAAAATCAGTATCTCCAACAGTACCATGACAGTAGATATGTGGGGTACAGACTTTAGAGGCCAACCGTTACTGTATTCAAATGGCGAAGCAGTAAACTTGACAAAAGAACTTCCACTATCTGTAATATCTATACAAAGAGCCAATAGACTAGATAAAGCCACAAGTGGACTTAATTTAAATAAAACATTTTTTCAGAGAGTCAACCTAAACCAGGTAGATATAACTGTAGGCGGACAAACCCAGTCCTGGAATCCTAGAGAGTTACTGTGCGCGAGTGTAGATATAGAGCCTGAGCTATTTACATATAACGACCCAGTAGACGGTAGATTAATCTCTATACCTTATGCTACTGAAAGTATAACTCTGATTGGTAATATCTATACATGGGCTACTAGAGTAGTAGATCAAGGGAATTTGGTTAGGAATTCAAGTAATGAGTTAGTAAAGGTTACAGAAGACGGTAGAGAAATTTCAGGTCCTCATATGTTAAATGGGCAGGGGTATGCACTTCTTGAAGCTAACTTCACAGCAGGACTTAGAGGTATTCGAAACGCATGGGACGGACTATCTACTACAGGTAACGGGATAACTGTGGATGCTGTAGCCACTAAAGCAGCTTTTGGATCTGCAGCTAATGCAAGAGCAGTATTTTTAGCTTTCTTAACATACGATGAGATTGACTTCACAGATCTAAGGATTAATGAGAGGCTCCCTTAATGGCTAAAGACATTACATTATTTACCAGCCCTACAGCTAAAAGAGTCTTAGATAACTTAGGCAGTAACGGATCTAGTGGAGGAGGGAAAAACCCGGTACTTACACCACCAACACCTCTAACTACATTTCAGAGCAACTTCGCCAAGGTTTTAAATGAAACAGCAGGTAAAGAAGGTTTTTATGATATGCGTTTTGTTGTTTGGGACGACACAGATGCTGACCCAGTCAACCATGTATGGGCCGATGTTTCACCTGCAATTAATATAGAAGCCAAAGAGCTCTCCGCAGCAACAGGTATAGGTGCAGATGAAGTATTTAGAGTAGAATTAAGGGCCAGTAAAGAAGGACCCATGTGGTACTTCCAGCAAGGGGGAGGTGGTTCAGCCATTGTGTATATAGAGATTACAGCAAGCACTGACATTAACACTTATACAGGGACAATCTATGACAATCCAACAACTAGAACCGTTATTGAAGCCGGTGTGACTGTTAAAGCTATGCAACATGATGCCGGAACTATTCCAAACAGCGCAAGCGGCGGGGGGTTTTTCTGTTATAAAAATGACGATGATAATTATTATATAACTAATTATAGTGTGTTCTATGGCTGATACAAAATGGTTAGATCCTGCAAGTTGGACTTTAGCAGATTGGGAAGATGAAACAAAGCGTCCGTTGTACTCTCACTTATGGGATACCTTAAAAGGTGCCGCTGATGAAAGACAAGCATTTACTGAATATACTCATGAGAGCGGTTTTAATGCAGACAAAGAGTTCCCTAATTTCAACACCGATAAATCCATATTTCTTTCTGCAGGGGGCTCACCAAAAAATGCTATTAAGATTAGAGATGCTATCTATCCAAGACAATGTGTAGATGAGGACACTATAGAGACTTCAGGAACGGCCACAAGTGATGCAGATATACCGGAAGATATGACATTGTCTGAATTATTAACTGGCCCTCTGAATTATGCCTCCGGAACTCTTGAACACATAACAGATACAGATTCAGGTTTACAGCCTGCGCTATCTTTAATGTCGTGGGTAAAACAATGGTATCAGGTTATGGACTACCCACAATATTATAATTATAAATTAGATGGAAGAGCAGCTGCTAATGCGGATAGATTTACCGAAGTGGATCAACAAACGATTGAAGTAGCTATAGAGTATAATTACTCCCCCTCAACCGGAACAAACCCAGACCAATTTAAAGGCTGTGTTGCTTACTTAAATGGAGTGGATCAATATACCACTAATGACTTAAATGAAACAACGCCATTTTCTACACCTCAAGAGGTGCGAGACTATGCAATTGGTATATTAAACAGCGCGCTATCCTCTGTGAGTTGGGCGAGTATTAAAAATTCAGGAGCGTCTGGTGGTGGTGGTTTAGTCAATTATGGGTGTGCAATGGGAGAACAGACAACCTATAGTAAATTGTTTGCGGGTCATGATATTTATATTAAATGTGAAATGACTCTCAGGCGTGTACGTTTCAAGATGGCTGATGACTTTAGATCGACCTCCCCAAATAAATATACATCCGTAATAAAATGGAATGGATTCCACAAGAAAGGCTCTGACCCTTCCATCCCCGATGGCTATTTAAGCCCTATCGCCGCAGCTAGTTATGATGATTTTGGAACAGGTGATAGTGATGGAGGGATTGAATTTACAGTATTATCACCAGATTTATCTGATTATTATTATTTACTGGATGAGTCAACGTTAGATTTTGATACATGGACAGCCCTTGCTATACCAGCAGAGCCAAGTTCGGGGAGTTCCAATACAAATGATCAAGGTGGGTCTTATGTCTTAAACTCACTCACCCCTAACATGACTAATTATACGACTACAGATCATTCACTATATATCGCCCCTAACAAAGATGACGGCACAGCATGGGAGTGGTATACACCAGCACCCCCGCCTTAATTGCTTATATCATCACCATCATCTACAGAATCTAAGCCGATCGACCAAACCTTTATTATATTATCTTTATATTGGTATTTATAAGGCTGTTCATAGGGGTCTTGAGCTATCCAGTTTTCTAAATTAATATTATGGGCTTTGAAATCTATAAAAAATCTTCTGTCTCCACTAAATCCTGGAGTTACCGGTATTTTAGATAAATGCTCACAAAAGTTAAACTCTATTATATTTCCGGTAATATCTGGAAAAGCTCCATATCTATCTTTATACTGATGACAGGCAGAGACTAACATTTTAATTTCCGCTTTTGTCTTAATCTCTGCTTGTTTTCTGAGGGTTTTAGTTCCTGCAACAAATCCAATACCTATTAAAATGACAAGTATAGCTACTACGAACATTAATTCAATTAAAGTAAACCTAGACTTACGCACAGTAACCTCCCTAGACTAAAGACTAAGGCCAATATCAGAATAGCAACAACATCCGTTAGGGTCTTCTTCATTTTCTATTTTCTCCTTTTTAAGTTAACCTAAGCTACCTCCGCAAATCCCGTATGTCAAGTCGTTTCTTGTTAAAAGTGGAACTACCTCATCCTCCAGTGTAAATTTTTAAAAGATTTTTTATTGAGAGGCCACAATGGACGACCCTACATATACAGTTACATTTAACTATGACGACCCTACTAATCAGCAGGTATTTAATGCCGAGGGTAAATATTTCCCAGATAGATTAACGGCTCAGACCGGATTTAAGATAAACCACAGAGCAAAAGAATATTCAGATTTTGACAACAAAACAGTAGGCCCCCTTAGTCTAGCTACTGTAGCTACCTCTAAATTATATGCTAAACCAGTAAATAACCCCTTAACTCCTATCGAGTTATGTGACGGTACTGTAACTGATGCAGCTCTTGGTTTAATTGAATTTATAGTACCTAGTGATACTCTATCTAACTCCCTCTCTCAATTTACTGAACCAGGTAATCCATTACCTATCGTGCTTTACTGGATAATCACAGATACTTCCAACAATAAAAAAATCTCCCTGGAAACAAATGTCCGTGTTATGGACATAAATAGAGACGGAAACCAAGAAAGTACTTCATTTACAGCAAGCGATATAGGGTATAGTGTAGAGCAGGCTTCTAAGTGGACGGGTCAGTACTGGAGCCAACCTACGGGTGTGGCAGAGGCACTAGATAAGTTAGCCAGGGTGGATCACACGGACAGAGGGTCTATATTAAGTCAACTGGCAGCACAGCCAGTATCTCCTACAGATGCAGACAAACATTTAGCTACGGCTACGGCAGGGGACTGGACGAGTAACTACATTTACGAGTGGAACTCTATAGCTGGTGTTTGGTTAGAGCACGTCCCTAGAGAAGGCGATGAGATATATGATAAAAATACTAACACAAGGTTACGTTGGGATACTTCCACATGGGCTTCTGTAGGTGCCGATCTGGTTAATGATACTACACCTCAATTAGGTGGTGATTTAGATCTCAATGGGTTTAACCTGGACTTCCCAACTACTCCAAATATATCAGATGTATTAGATGAAGATAATATGGTATCTGACAGTGCAACTGCACTTGCTACACAACAGAGTATAAAAGCCTACGCAGATACTAAACTCGCTAATGTAGTAGAGGATACTACGCCACAACTGGGCGGGGCACTAGATACCAACTCAAAACAAATAAACCTATCAAAAGGGGCAGATGTAGCGAGCGCAGGAACTTTAACACTTGGCACAGATGGAAACTACTTTGATATTACAGGTACGACCACAATAACAAGCATTGCAACGCTAGGAATTGGAACACAAGTAACTTTACACTTTGACGGTGCTTTAACTCTCACACATCATGCAACTGATTTGATTCTACCAAGTGGGGCCAATATTACAACTGCGGCAGGTGATGAATTTACTTTCGTTGAATATGCTTCTGGTGATTGGCGTTGTATTGGTTATGCCCTAGCAAGTGGTGAGGCTGTGATTGGCGGTTCTGGAAACTTCCCAACTGCTACTGATTCAGGCGATAAAAC